CGGTCCCCCGGCGGCGTCCGTCAGGATTGCTATACCACCCTCACACGGCCAGATCGCACTGGTACAAGTCAACGAGCAGCCAGTGGGTACTTGTCAAGGCAGCAGGATGCAGTACGTTTGAGCAACACTTTGCAAGGAGGCCAGATGGCGCGGGTGAGCAAATGGAGCGAGGCGGAGCGGCGGGAAGCGGTGGAGCTGGTGCTAGACGGCATGGCGGAGGGGAAGACGCTGGCCGATACCGTGCGGGATATTGCGCGACAGCAGCGGAAGGCGGGGAAGACCGGGGACGCGGTCCTCACGCAGGGACAGGTGCGCCGCTGGGTCGTGGAGGACGAGACCCAGTTCGTGCAGTACCAGCGCATGAAGCGGCTGTTGGGGCAGGCGTTCGCGGAGGAAGCCCTGCACATTGCGCGGGAGTCCACGACGAGCAGCACGGCGCTGGATCGGGTACTGATCGACACGCTGAAGTGGGCGGCAGCCAAGGCGAACCCAAGCGAGTACGGCGAGAAGCAGACCGTGGAACACCAAGGCGCACAGACGCTACAGGTCAAGATCGTCGAGGATGACGCCCCGATCCGCAACCCGAAGGCGGCGGAACAAATCGGGAACGCGATAGCGACGGCAATGACCACGCCGGTCATCTTGAGCCTACCTGCCGTCCAGCCCGTGGCGCTGAATCCGTCCGAAGACGCCGACGAATAGCGCGAAAGCCCAGAATCCACACAAATCCCCGTCAGAGCGCGAAAGTCTGGCGGGGTGCTGTAATGGGTCGGATAGCATGGGGATCTGCGCTAAAACCCTCACTCTCGCGCATTCTAGACCTATGGCATGGTTCTAAGACCATCGGGCTTGCCCGATCTGGCGGTTTGGAGCGCAGAACCACAGCAAATAGGAACAGCGGTACTATTGACTAGCGGAAAAACCTGTCAAGTCCCTGTTACAATCAGTTAACGCAAAGCGCAGTAAACGTTTAACGAAAGCAACATTGTGATGTGTACATGTCAACATATATACTGTAGTTAACGAGTTTATGAGTTAACTGAGTAAGCTCTAACGCGCTACGCTTGTTCTGTGCTAACGCACAGGATTATGTATAGAGTTCATGAACTATGAACTGTGTAAACACAGCGCACATGATCTCTAGGGATCTAGAGATCAAGGCGCGGGGTGGAGCAGTGGTAGCTCGGCGGCTTCATACGCCGCAGGCCGTGGGTTCGATTCCCACCCCCGCTATATGACGGCCGTATATCCCTCCCACGACGGGCGATATCGCTCGGAAACCCTGCATCGCTGTGCGTGGTGCGGGGAGTGGGGGCGTCCGGCTGGGCCGTATTGTACGAAGTGTGGCGAAGCGTTTGTGCCTGTCCCCAATACTGGCCCACCGCCAGTGCGTGACTAGGAGCGTTGTGGCCCGACCGTGGACCGCCGAAGACATTGCGCTGATTAAGGCGCTGACCCGAGACCGCCTCACCATCGCGGAGATTGCCAAGCGCATGGAGCGGTCATTGCCGTCTATCCACAACAAGCAGGCGTCGTTAGGCATCGGTTCCGTCCGTAGCTTTCGGGACGGCGTGAGTTGGGAGGCGCTGGACACGATGCCGCAGCCGGGGGCCGAGACGGTCCACGACAAGATCCCCGAATGGTTGGAACAGTTGCGCCCCGTGGCGCTGCCCGCTCCGGCCATCCCTGAGCGCCGGACAGAACCCAACGGTTACACGCTGGTCGCCGGGGATTTTCATTTCCCGATGGAAAGCAAGGACACTATTGCGATCCTGCTAGAAACCATAGCGGAGTTGCGCCCCCAGCGTCTCATCCTGAACGGCGATACGGTCGATCTGCTGGCCGTCAGCCGGTATCCCAAGGACCAGCGCCATACGTGGGATTTGCGGCAGGAAGTCACAGCGTTCCATGCCTTTCTGCACATGGTCCGCAGCGTCAGTGCCGCGTGGAACATGGACATTGTGGAAACCGAGGCCAACCACAGCGGCAACGGCACGGCGTCCCGCTGGCATCGCTACCTGTCGGATCGGGTGCCGGTGTTGTACGGCCACCCCAAGGCGCAAGAACTGCTAAACTACGAGACATGGTTCTACCCTGAATGGTGCCCGATCCGGCTGGAAGACCATGCGCTGATCGCGCATGAACTGCTCGTCATTCACGGCGATATGGTCCGCAAACACGCCGCGTATTCGGCCCGTGGCCATGCCGAGAAGTGGCACAGCAGCGTGATGCATAGCCATACGCACCGGATGGGCAGTAGCTTGGAGCGCATCCCCGCCGTGGGGCTTCGGCCAGAACAGGTCCGTCGCGCATACGAAATTGGCTGCATGTGCGACTTGAACCCCAGCTATGTCTCGGCCCCCAACTGGACGAATGGCTTTGCCATTGTCAGTCACAACGAGGAGCCGGGAGTCTACGGGGTGGAGTTGGTGAACGTGGTGCATGGACAGGCGTCAATCGTGGCGCTTGGCAAAACCGTCCGCGCTCAACCGGTCTAAGTCGATGGCTGCTCGTCGTGTCAGTTTCCCGCCGCTCCCCAAGACCGTGTCTGCGCCGGGAGGGGAAGTCACGGTGGTCCTGTCGCCTAAGATCAAGCACCCTGATGGCAGCGAGTGCTGGGGGATCTGGGACGAGTCGATCCGCACCATTACGCTGGACAGGACGGCCACGAAGCGCCACCAGTGGAAGGTCTTGTTCCACGAACTCTGCCATGTGGCGCTAGATGATTCGGGCTTATCCAACGGAATGGAGGCAGCTATTGTGGAAGCCATTTGCGATGCCATTGCCAGTGCCCGGATGCGGGAGCGATTCGGCTGATGGCCAGCGCAAAAGGGGATTGCAAGTTCTAAATACATGGTTATATTAAGCTTTAACTCCCGTGTATTTACCAAAGAGAACTTGCATGCAACCGACTGCGTTGTCTCCCGATCTGATGGCCTTGTTCTTAAATGCTCCACAGCGTTTTGTGGATAAACTGGCCGTGTCTGGAGAATGTGTTCTTTGGACTGCCGCAAAATATCCTAAAGGGTATGGGGCTTTTAAGATTAAGAGTTACACTTTAGTGCAGGCCCATCGTGCTGCGTTTGAGTTTTACCACCAACGTCCTGTCGCACCCGGAAAAATCCTCATGCATGCATGTGATACTCCGAGCTGCGTAAATCCCTTGCATCTGTCTGAAGGCACAAAGGCAGACAACAACGCAGACATGGTGGCAAAAAACCGACAGCAAAAGGGGTCGCAACATGTATATGCGGTGTTAACTGAAGCAGTTGTAGCGCAAGCGCGAGCCAGATATGCAAGTGGCGAGACGTTGACAAAAATGGCTCAAGAGTATGGCGTAAGTGTTCCTACTATGCACTATGCCGTGTCAGGAAAAACGTGGAAAAGCGTGAAGGCTAGCTAATGGCTGCGCCGCGCAAACCGAATACTTCGACGGTTGCAGAAGTCCGATTGCCAACGCGGCATCCGGGGCAAAAGGTTATCTCAGAGCACAACGCACGATTTAAAGTGGTGATGTGCGGTCGTCGGTTTGGGAAAACGCAACTTGGCATTCGAGAAGCGTGTGATGCGGCTATTGCTGGGCAGCCAGTTGGATGGTTTGCGGCAAGTTATAAAATTGCCCTAGAGGCATGGCGTGAGTTGGTAAATCGTCTCGCCCCAATAACATCGCGCATGTCTGAACAGGACAAGCGGTTAGAACTAGTAACGGGTGGCGTTATTGAAGTGTGGACGCTGGACACGCCAGACCCTGCTCGTGGTCGTAAATACAAGTTGGTTATTATCGACGAATCTGGGATTGTTCGAGATTTGCTTGAAGTGTGGCAAGCCGCGATCCGCCCAACTCTTGTAGACCTTTCAGGGAAGGCGCTGTTTCTTGGGACACCCAAAGGCCGACGCCACGGCTTTATCACGCTCTTTAACCGAGGGCTGTCCAACGATGAAGATTGGCAGAGCTTCCGGGCCTCAACGCTACAAAACCCCTATATACCGGCAGAAGAGGTGGAAATCGCTCGCCGCGAATTGCCACCAGAGGTCTTCGCGCAGGAGTTCGAGGGCGTTCCGACAGATGATGGCGCAAACCCGTTCGGTCTCGACGCCATCCGCCGCGCCGTCCAGTCGGATGACCGTCTGGTCCCCACCGAGCCGGTCGTCTACGGTGTCGATCTCGCCCGATCACTGGACTATACCGTGGTCGTTGGACTGGATGCCTACCGTCGTATTGTGACGCTCGACCGCTGGCAAGCGCCGTGGGCGGTCACGAAGCAGAAAGTGCGCGACATGGTCGGGTCAACCCCGATTGTGGCGGACGCCACAGGCGTCGGCGATGCGATTGTGGCGGATTTGCAGATGATGGGCGTGTCGGTGACGCCCCATGTCTTCACCCAACCGTCCAAATTGCGCCTGATGCAGCGGCTGGTGGCGGCATTTCAGGGCGACGAACTGCGGATTTCTGACGCTTCCAACGCCAAATGGTTGGTCGCCGAGCTAGAAGCGTTCGAATTCACCTACACCGCGACGGGCGTCAAGTACGAAGCGCCGCCGGGGGAGCATGATGACGGCGTGATGGCGCTGGCGCTGGCCCTGTATGGCTGGGATCGGGTGCAGGGGGTGGTGCCCGAAGCCCCGCCGGGGTTGCGATTGCTGGGCGATGACCCGAATATACCAGAGAACCACAATGGCACCGACCGAAATCCGCCCATGATTGGGGATTTTGTGTCGCAACTACCCGGAGGCTGGTGATGGCGGCAAAGAAGCGTGGCATGGAGGCGGTCATCGCCAAGAGCAGTGCGTCAGAGCGCCCGCGCAAGGCCGCGCTCCAGCGGAAAGGCAAGGGTCCGGGCGTGGCGATCATGATTGCCATTGGCAAGCCGAAGCCGAGGATGGGCGAGATGGACGACAAGCCGTCCATGCGCGAAGAATTGGACGCGTCGAAGGGCGAGGGCCTGTCCAAGGCGCAGAAAATCGCCGCGCTCGAAGAGAAGATCGGCTATCTCCAAGCGGAACTCGCGCTCCTCAAGGGCGGCGAGGACGACGAGGCGATGGACGACGAGGAAATGGACGAGGACGAGGACTGATGGCGAAGTCCCCGGCATGGCAACGCAAGGCTGGGCAGGATCCGGACGGCGGATTGAACGCGAAGGGTCGGGCCTCACTGCGCGCGCAGGGGAAAGACATCAAACCGCCCGTCAAAGCGTCAGAAGCGGCGGCGTCCCCCGAAAAAGCCAAGCGTCGGGTCGCATTTTGTAAGCGCATGTCGGGCATGAAGCGCAAACTGACCAGCGCCAAGACGGCGAACGACCCTAATTCCCGCATTAACAAGAGCCTCCGCGCATGGGACTGCTGAGTAACCTGTTCGAGCCGCTCCGGCGCTGGTGGGCGCTGGTCTGGTACACGCCCGAGCGCGATATGCCGCCGCTCCCGACGCCCGTCTCGGTGATCAACATGCCGAGTGCGCCGGTGGCGCCGGTCACACCCGCTGCGCCCGACGTGCCGCGCCGGATGCTTGAATTTCGGGGCTATGTCTGGACGGAAGCGCGGGAAGAAGGCGAGTTGGTGCGGTTTTTCCGAGAAATTGCCGTAGATGGCCGTGCCGTCAAATCCGAATTGACGGTGGCCAAGGCGGATTTGACGCGCCGTGCTGATGGCCGGTACACCTTGAACGGACGAGAGTAGCGATGCCGAGTTTTGTGTACAACAAAGCGGCGGAAGAGCTGGCCAACGGGACGATTGACCTGCTCACCGACACGATTAAGACAATGCTGGTGACGAGCCAGTATTCTCCCGCTCGCACAGATCTGGTGGTCGATGCCGGTGGCGCAAACGACCCCGTGGACGCCGAGATTAACGTGACTGGCTATACCCGTGGCTGGGGTGGCAGCGGGCGCAAGTCGCTCGGCACGAAGGTGGTCGTGGTCGATCAGGCCAACAATCGCGCTGAATTTAGTGCCGCCAACCTGACGTGGACCACGCTAGGCACGGGCGCGACGATTGCTGCCATGATCGTGATTAAGGAAGGCGTCTCAAACGATACGACCTCGCGCCTCATCGCGTACCTCGACGTGACCGATACGCCGACCAACGGCGGGGATATCGCGTTCACGTTCGACGCGGAAGGCATCATCCAGTTCTCGACGGTCTAATGCCCTATCAACCAGCAGGCACCGTCGTCGCCACATGGAACGGCACCGTCGCGGTCTGGGCGATTCAGGTCCCGGTGGGCGAGTCGTGGTGTACCCAGACGCCCAACGGCGATGTGACGAACTACACGCACCCGCTGTATCTCATCACCCAGCAGGCCGACGAAGTCCAGTGGGTGGTGCCCCCTGACCAACTGACCTTCCCATGACCGCACCGCTGGTAGCCAAGACGCCGTATGACGTGGATGTCGTCGCCGCTGAGATTGCGCGAGTCGCGTCACTGGCAAAGCACATGCCGCCGTCGTGGGACGGAGCCAAGATCGCCCACGGGTTTACGGGCACACAAGGCGAGAATCTTGGCCGCGTGTTGCCGGGGCGTGGCGTGGCGCTGGCGTCCGACCTCAAGTCGCTCGGCATCACCAAGCCGATCCCCTACGTCTACGAGAAGACGCTGGCGATGAAGGCGGTCGAGGCGTTCGGGGGCCGTGAGCGGATGGCGATTGGCGCGGCGTCGATCCTGCTCGGCGCAAAGCTCGGGGCGCTCGGGATGGCCGATGCGCTGCTGTCGTTGCCGGTGTTTGCGGGCGCGATCACGAACTACGATGGCATCATCAACGGCCGCGCCAACGGGAAAGCGGACGACGATACGTTTTTTGCAGCAACGCAGACCAGCGTGGCTACGCAATGGCACAGCATTATCAATTCCAACTCAAAGTTTCCTGCTGGCGTGTTTGCGCCTGCGGCGATTCCCGGCGGCACCGCAACCAGCCGAGCCACGACGGGCGCGTTGTCCGCAGGCTTGAGCAATCCCAGTGGCACGGATCTGAAGTATCTGTTGACGGTCGGATTTACGTCGAGTTCGACGTTGAACATGCTGATCCTTGCCGACATTCTGGTGGCGGCAGGCAGCATTAACGCCAACGTCAATACCTCGCAGACAGTCAACACCACGGCATTGACGCGCTATACCGGCACGGCGAGTGCGGGCAACCTGCTGACGTTTGAAGTGACGACGGCACTTGGCGCGACGGCTAGCAACTTGACGGTGACGAGCTACACCAACTCGGCAGGCACGGGCAGTCGCGCATCATCAGCGACGGCCATGACCACGAGCGCCATTGTCGGACGTTTGCAGCCGGTATTGCTTGGCCCGTACATGGGCTTGCAAGCAGGCGATATTGGGGTGCAGTCCGTGCAGAACGTGCAGTTCTCTGCCGCGATGGGCGCTGGCGTGTTGAATCTCTACATCTACCGCCCGTTGCACTTCCTCCCCGGCGTCGGTGCCAGCGTGTACGTCGAGCGCGATTCGACGGTGCAGATTGACGGCCTGACGGAGCTGGTGGTTGGCACGGATTCGCAGCTTGGGTTCTTAACGTTCTTTGTGCTGCCAAACGGCACCAGCACTGGTAATGTGACGGCGTTTCTTCGCACGGTGGCTGGCTAGTGCTGGTCACTGGAAGAGTTGTACAATTTGGTGTTAACAACGCACCGGGTCGTGACCTTAACCCGTTCACCGTTATTACGGCAAACCCGGCGTCAGCTAGTTGGACAAGTGTAGGTTCTCCTAATGCATCAGAATCCGCATTTATAGACAGCTCACTGCGATCGTTCAACATGCTCGATCGCTCTATCCGTATGCGCTGGCGAGCGAGCAAAGGCAGCGCCCCCGTCAACCGTTTCACCCGAGCGTTTGGCAACAACCAGACCGAAGGCTGGCACCTCACCATGCCGGTGGGCATCGAAACCATCGTCACAGTGTTGGTGCCTGCGGTCTTCCTGCGGATGCTGTCGGTCGCCCCTGCCGTCGTGCCGGGGTCAGCGCCGGTGACGGCCCCGCCGACCACGATCCGGCTGGTCGCCAACGCGCCTGCCGTGTCGCAGGCCACACAGGTGGCGGTGCCGTCGTCTCGGATCACGCTCAACGCCGTCGCTCCCGCCCGCACCACGACGCGGACGCTCACGGTGCCAGCGGTGGCGGTGCGCGATATTGCGGTGGCCCCGACCGTGGTGCCGGGAACGCGAACGCTGACGCCGCAAATTGGGGTGCTGCGGTTGCTTGCGGTTGCGCCACAAGTACAGAACTTTATCCTTGTGCCAGCCGCGACCCTGCGGTTGCTGGCCGTTGCTCCCAGTGTGACGGGTGGCGGCGGGGGCGGTGGCACGGTCACGCTTCGGAAATCAGGAGACTGAGATGGCCAGCATCGAACAGAAGGCGTGGGAGCCGACGCAGTGGAGCGTGGTCGATACGCAGACCAACGCCACGGCCACGGCCACCCGCGCAGGCGCAACCAACCGGCAGCACTTTGTGACCGGCGTGTCGATCAGCTTTAGCGCGGCTCCCGCTGCCGCCGTGGTGGTCGAAGTCCGTGACGGCGCGACGGTCCTCGAACGCTACCAGATCCCTGCCGCGAACACCGCGCCGATCATCACGAACTTCGTGCCGCCCATTGCCATCACCACCGGCAACGCCGCGACGGTGACGGTCGGGGCGGCTGGAGCCAGCGTGGTCGCCACCGTGGCGATCCGTGGCAAGACGTACCTGATGAATTGATGGACGCGACCCCGCTCGTCTCGCTGCTGACCCACAGCCTCTGGGCTGGGGTGGCGCTCTATACCGTGCGTGAGGCCGTCCGTTTGGGGCGAGCCGTGTGGGTCAAGGGACCGGACGCACCAGTCGTCGCGGCGGTCTCTAACGCGGATGTGCCAGACGACTTGGTGGCGGTGGCGATGCAGGAAAACGAGCCGTGGGCGCAGGAAGAACTCATGCGTGTCATCCGTGAGCGGTACGAAACCTACCATGATTGGAATAGAGTCCGCGCGTCGATGGGCGTGGGCCGGAGAGATGACGCATGACGATGCCCTTTGGCGCTGACGAAGATCCGGCCTTCACGGGCGCGGTACTGGAAGACGAGATGGCCCGTTTGCTCGAAGGGCTGTCTAACAACCCGCTTGGTCCCAACGAGCAGGTCGCACCGAATCCGCCAGAGGAGACGGACGAGCCGATGCAGGAACGCCAGCAGGCGCTGATCCGGGCGCTGTACGGCTCGGACTGTCCGTTGGCCGATGATGGCGAACCGACCGCACAGGCGTGGGCGTCATGGGTGTCCTCGCTCTGGGATTCGCGCCGGGAAGCGGTGCAGATGCACCTCCATCTTGTCGAGCGCAATCGCCTCTTCCGCGCAGGCCAGCAGTGGATTTCGGCGCAGGGTCTCGGCCCGTGGCGTGAGCCGTCCCGTCCTCGGGATGCGGCCCGCGTGGTCTACAACATGACGGACAAGGCGCTGGATCAGCGGCTCCAGATCATGATGGATCAGAAGCCGGGGTTTGCCGTCACGCCGACGACCAACGACCCGGACGACAAGCGCAAGGCGCAGGCGCAGCAGTTGGCGCTAGAGTACCAGTACGAGCAGCTCCAGATGATCCGCATTGCCCGCGAAGCCGCGTTCTGGTCGCAGACCGATGGCGTCTCGTTCTGGCACTTGTACTGGGATGCCGACCGTGGTCCGTGGGATGAGCGCCTTGGCGAGCGCCCCGGTCAGAAGAAGCCGCTTGGGGACATCGGCTGTCAAACGCTGCGCGTCGAACAGGTGCGGGTGTCGCCCAATGCGACGGCCAGTCAAAAGCCGAATTGGGTGGTCATCCGCGAGGTGATCTCCCGTCAGGAAGCGGCGTACCGCTACGGCGTGTCCGGGCTGGATGCGGCGGATATGTCGCTGGCCACGGGTAACGGGCCGACGTATTCCGGGTCGGAAGGCATCGGCGCATGGGTGCTGACGCAGACGACGATTGGCGAAGGGCAGCGCCTCCGGAACGAGGATGTGACCGAGCGGTTCACGGTCTACCTCGCCCCTCACGCCGATGTCCTGCCGGAAGGCTTGCAGATGGTCGTGGTGGGGAACGAAGTGGTGTTTGGCCCTGCCCCATTGCTCTGGGGCGTGATCCCCGTGGTGGACGTGCGCGATGGCTCCAGTGACCCGTCGTACTACCCCCGGCCGATCATGGAGCAGTGGATCGACCACCAGATGCGCGTCAATGCGTTGCTGTCCAAGTGGGTCGAGAACATCCGCGTCAACGCGGGTGGGCGCTTCCTGACGCGCCCCAATGCCATTGCCACCGAGACATTCATGGGCGGCGTGACCTCCATGATCGAAGTCCGTGGCGCTGGCAGCATGGGCGATTCCATCCAGCCGGTCAACGGGTTCTCCGTGGGGGCGGACGTAAAGGAAGCCTTGGCGCTGGAACGGCAGGCGTTTGAGAACGCGAGCGGCTGGAACCAGATCAGCCGTGGCCAGACCACGGGCGAATCGGGCCGTGCCATTATTGCCACTCGTGAACAGTTGGAGCGCGTCTTCTCGCCGGTCATTGCCGCGATGGCGATGGCGTTTACGGACTGGGCCAAGGTGACGCTGGCTGGGATGGCGTGGGGCTATGATGTCCCCCGCTCGCTCGGCGCAGTGGGCAAGGGCCGTCCGGATCTCGCCCGCGCGATCAGCGCCAGCGACTTTGACGGGCAGAGCGATGTCCGCGTCGAACCGGCGTCCATGATGCCGATGCCGATGGCGTTCCGCCTGTACCTGCTGGACAACTGGCTCCAGACGGGCGTGATCGACCTCAAGGAATACCGCCGTCGCCAGATGTTTGCGATGGCCAAGGATATCCAGTCTCCCGACGAGGATCAGGAAGCCCGTGCCAAGCGCGTAGCCGATGCGATCCGCATGGGCACCCCCGTGCCGGAAGTCCGGTGGCAGGACAACGAAGCGATCCATCAGGATGTGCTGGAGCGGGAGATCCTGCTTCAGGACGATCTCGACCCACAGATTATCGCGATGGCCCAAGAACGGTGGACCGCCTTGGCCAATCAAGCGATGCAGAAGCAGGGCGGGATGCCTCCGGGCGCTCCGCCTGCGCCGGGGGCTGGCCCCCAAAGCGGACCTGCCGCAGCCAGTGTGCCATCTATGCCACCGAGCCAGCTACCGCTCGCCGCCAGTAACCCCCCGATTGGAGTCGCCCCGCTGATGCAGCAGTCGCTGGCGGGCGTTCCGGACGCGGAGGCTGCCGCACGGCAGGCCGATATACTGTCTCGCCAGCAATAAGGAGTTGTGATGCCTGCTCCCGTTGTCGACATCTCGGACGCCATCAATGACGCGGTCTCTGCCGCCATGCCAGCGCCCGAGGTGTCACCCCCTGAGCCGACCCCTGAGGCCCCCGTCGCTGAGGAACCGGACGCGCCAGAGGACGTCGCTGATGCGCCCGTCGAGGAAGAAGCCGACGCGCCCGTAGACGAGACGGCGGAGGACGAAGCCCCGTCTGAGGTGGTGTTGCCTGACGGCTTTGTCGCCGTGCCGTCCGTCAGCGAAGGGCTGGCGACCGAGTTTACCCTGCGCGACGAGCATGGGGAAGTCGAAGTCCCGGCGCTGATCGTCGAGTACAAGGCCAACGGCAAGGTCCGACAGGACCGGCTAGATCAGGTCGTCAAGCTGGCGCAGTGGGGCGTCTACAATCAGGAGCGCGAACAGAAGCTCCAGACGGAAGTCCAGCAGCAGATCACGCAGTACGAGCAGGCGTTGGCCGAGCGCGAAGCGCAGATGGAACGCCTGTTGTCCGACGAAGAGTACCGCGAGCGGGTGTACGAAGCCTACCTCGCCGAAACGTCTCCAGAACGTCGGGCTGAACGCGCCGAGCAAGAGATTGCGAACTTGCGTGTGCAGCACGAAATGCAGACTATTAGTCAGAGTGGCGAGCGGTTCTATGACAACGAAGTCGTGCCAGCCATCCGCATGATTACGGATGCACTGCCCACCGTC